CACCTAAAGACGCTAAAGTCTGGTCCCCTGTGTTTGTGCCTGATGTTTGGTTTAGCTTTACTTTGTCAATAGCATTTAGCAACCCCGCACTTGTTGTCGTTGCGCTAGGTATTATAACGTCATCACCTGTGGAAGAAGTAATCTTAAAGCTCGTTGTTGTTATTTCTGTTAAATCTAAATCAGTTGTCGTCGTCAAACCTGCGTCAATAAACGCCCTAATCTCCGAAGCTGTAACCTCATCGCTTGTCCCCTCCGCTAACTTGCTATCTGCATTTTTTATATGCGCTAAAATAGTAGGGAACACCTCAAGCCACCTAGTCGCATCAGGTGGCGCAACATTGCTAAATGGAGAAGTGGAAATACTTTGATATAATTTTGACCCGCTTACAACATAATCACCTAAGTTGTAAGTAGTGCTTATGTCATAATCTTCAACGCTAGTAGTATTCAGCAACGCCACTAAGTCATTGTATATCTTAATGAAATTTCCATCAAAATCGGCGTTCGTAATAAAATCATTTTTATTGGTCAATGGCGGGTTAGTTGTTTCCCGCAAAACTAAAGAATCACTATTCATTATACTTGTCTTATTTTAGTTCTATTCATTCTATTCTTGCACGCTCTTTTCCATAATGGATAGTCAACTTCTTTTCTATCCAAATAATTGCGCACGCTATCTTCAACAAACAATGCGCTACTACGTGCATTATCTGTAAGCCTTGCAACAGTTTTATCTGTCACATTTTCACTATGTGGATTAGTCTTGTGAACAAACCCCGTAGGCGTAGCAATAACGTTACTATTAGCCACGTAACGAGTGTACGCATAATGTACGATTAAATTTTTTATTCCGTAGTTGTAGTACGTTTCTGAATCATGAACGTAGCTCCCACCGTTGAATAAATCTGAATAAGTAGATAAACTTGGCGACGCTGTAAAGTCGTTTATTAATGCCAAATAAAAAGCATCTCCAAGTAACTTACCTAAATCAAAGTTTTGCGCTTCAATTATATACGGTGTTAACTCTTTGGCTTGCTGAATATTCAGGGCAATAGTTTTCATCGCTCTAATGTCCTCTAGTGTTATTAATGGCGTTGTTGTCATTCTTTTATCTCGTATTTTAAAGGAATTACAGAATACTCATTGGAAGGATTAATATCATAATGCCACCCTGTAAAAACTTCGGTAATTAATTCTTCAACTATTAACCTTTCATCGGATGTAATAGTGTTGTAATAATCAAATGCATCTGCAATCTCCTTGCTTGTTCCAAGGCTTCCTGCTACTCTAAGTAATAACACTGGCGGGATTAAAAAATGCTGTATAATCGCATCCCTAGAACTATTTTCGGTATATTCATAAAGCCCATCGTAGTTCTGTATATCAACTTTTTGAAGTTCTATAATCTCCTCGTTACTATCCTTCTCAATCACCATTATAGTCCCTGCTCCCTCGCCACCTTGGAACATCCTTAAGTTTTCATCAAATTGTTCTTCTGCTTCTGCGCTTTCCTGCTTACCCATCACCAGTAAGTGACTAGCTAAAAAGTTTTTCGCACTAATAGAATGTTTGAACTTTTTTACCTGACCCTCAGTCAACATATTTTCCAAAACAACATCTAATGGAGATAGGTTGTACAGGTCTTCATAACCGTTGAAATACAGTAGTTGACCGTTGTAGTTCTCCCACCCAACCGCTTCTGCTTCACGAATAGCCGTATCAGGATTGTACGGCATTACATAATGAATTCGGTCTTTTTCTATTGACTTTTTCTTAACTTTTCCCCAGTCGTCGTATATTACGAACATATTGCCATCCATCGACTTACGAACATACTCAAAATTTACGACTGTCGCATTAATTTTTTGACCTAATCCGTTGTAATTTAAATGAATAGCAACCCCACCAAACTTGTTTATTTGCTCTGTAATTTTGCGAACAAAAGCATCTACTTTCTGTTTTGCGTTTACTTTGTTTTTGTAAAACGTCAAGTCAGCAACACCCCCACCCATTACGAATCTGTCCTTTAATTTAAGGCACGTTTTTGCCGTTGGACTATCGTTCACAATGTCGATAACCCGCTGTGGATAAATGTTATCGAAGTCATACGGATAGATGCTTAAGGACTTGTCTTCCTTATAATCTAAACGAGGCTCGACCTTTAAGGCGGTAGCTTTAAGCTTTGCCATTTGTAGCTGTTTTTTTAACCGTTACTGTTTTTTTCGGTGCTGTCTTCTTCGCTGTAACCGTTCCTTTTGCAGGCTTTTCTAATCCTACAACAACCTTCCAATTTTCAGGGTAAACATCCATTAAATTAATCAAATTAGGCTGTAATTTTAACGCTTCTTTTATTTGCTCATCTCCCGAATGTTCGGTTAATTGAAAACCAAAAGCAAATGAACTAATGACTTTTCCTTTTTTAACTTTAAATTGCTGTTCCATTTTTTGATTGAATTTTTGATTAATATTATTTGATTTTAACATAAAAAATAAGTCTTCTATACACTTACATTTTGGCTTGTCATTCAATGGCATTCCAAATAGTAAGATGTTTAATTTGTTAGCGTTACGCCATTCTGTACTTGACTGATTTTCCCGCCAAATATCTTTGGTTTTTTCGCTGTCTTTTACTATTTCTAACAAACTCTTTTTCATGCTTTCAAAAAAAATAGGGTGCTAATCCTAACACCCTATAAAATTACGTATAATTTTTTAAATTACGCTAATAAACCGTCAACTATTGCCTTAGTTGCGCTGTAAGATGTTACATATAGAGGGTTTGGAAGACGTGGTTCTTTGTTCTTTTTTGTTGTTAAAACAAAGTGGAACGCCCCTTGTGTAGTTTCGTCGTTAGCGTCACGAGTTAACTCCGAAAACTCTAATCCAGTTGTCAACCCGTAAACCTCAAACGCTGAAATACCCGCTGTACCTTTAAAGACATTCTCAACAATAACAACATAACGCCCCTCTTTCCCGTTGTTTAACTGTTTTTTTACGTATGGAGAAATGTCGAAACCTTTAAACGTTACCGTGTGGTCAAACACGTTATCAAATTCCAAATCTACCATCGCCGAATTAGGTGCAATCGAGTTGTTTTTTCCGTCGATTTGAAACGCTGATACACCTGAGTTAAGTATTATATCTTCCACCGTATAAGCATCAGCATTATATGTAACGGTTGCAATGTCGTCTTTATTAATTAAAACAGCTCTATTCTCTGTCCCCCCTTGCAATGGAACATCACAAGATTTTAGAATGTTAGCTGTTATTTTACCACAAATTAATGCCATAATGTTTTAGTTTTATAAGGGGAGTTGTTACACCCCCCTAGTTAATTAATATGCTACTTGAACTAGGTAATCAAGTAATACCTTCGCATCCATAGTCAATGCGAACTTCATGTACGTTTTGTTTTTGTCGTCTGAATACCAAACTTTTAAATCCGTAAATGAACCGCTTTCCTCCGCCCCAACTTGTAGATTTTCCTTAGTTGTAAGGATAGCTCGGTGCGGCAAGTAGTACTTCGTTCCGTTATCAAAGTAAGTCTTAATCATTCTGTCTAAGAATGGGAAGCCAACTACTTCTATACCGTCAGATTGTAAAACAGTGATACCATTTTCTAATCTTTCAGTTGTGAATGCTTGGTTCGCAGCTTTCAACTCACGTGCATACTGGTCTGCAACTGATTGAGTAACAATGTATACTAAGTCTGTACGCTCACGTAAACGCATGTCAGCGTCGTAATACATGTTTTGTAGTGCATTCGTAGCTACTTTATTTGTAGTGTCAGTAGTTGTAAACTTTTGTAGCGCATAAGTTGCTTGTCCGTTTCTTGACGCCAAATCAGTCGTTAAACGTTCAGTATCTGCAACTGCGATTGCAAACAACTGTTTGAAAAATCCATCAATTTTGTTCCAATAAGCAACATCAGTTCCCGCTTTCAACGTTCCCGCAGGAGATGCGTTCACGTCCGCCGCATCTTTGTCGCCAAAGTATGCTAACCTATATATCGCTTCAACAATCGCATCTTGAACAACTTCCTCTAAATAGATTAAAAGGTCAGTTGATGTAAGGTCTCCTTTTTCGATACCTTTTTTCAATCCCCATACAAAGAATGTTTCTTTTAACTCATTCCAACAAAACGGGATTCTATCCGAAATTGTTTCAGGGTCCCAAAACTTTTCAGTATTCGTGATACTATTCGTCGCATCTGTTTCGTCGCATGCGTTTGACCCTTTTCCTAATAGTCCATTTAATCGCCCTAATATTGCGATTTGTTTTTTCGCTACGATTCCCTCAGCTACGGAGTGGAATTCTGCGATTGCAGGCTTCGAGAAACCTGAAATAAATAATGCTTCGCTTAACTCACGGATTTCCTCTCCGTTCCATGTTAAGTCACTTGCTGTAATTACTGCCATTTTTTCTTATTTTTATTTTTGGTTTAGTTTTGCTTTTCTTTCTGCTAATGTTTCTTTTTTTGGCGCTGAAACTGGCTTGAATGTTTGCGCTGATGCAGGTGGCGTAAAGTTGCTACCTTTCTTTGCCAACTCTTCCAACTTCGCTAATGCGCTTTCAGCAACTTCATTTAGTTGCGCTTTCTCTTTTTCAAGCGTTTCAACTGCCGATGCCTTAGCTGTAAGCTCTTCAACTTGCGCCTTTAACGCTTCATTTTCTTCTTGTAGTTTAGCCATTTCGTCAACTTCTTCCGTTGATTCTTGAATGTCTGTTACAACACCATCAACAACTACTATTACTTGACCATTCTCGGCTACATAAGTATCAGTCGGTGCAGGCTCTCCCTCGACTGTAACAGCATCCCCGATTATAAGGTCGTCAAACTCATTGCTTAACACTCCCTTATCGGTTGTTATGTCCATCGCCACTGCATTACGCCCGTTTGCTTGTGGCTCTTCTCCACTTAAAACAGCCATAGCAAGTGATAAACGTTCTTTAAAACTTTTCTTCATTTGGTTTTGTTTTTGATTATTAATTAAGGCTAATGCCTGTCTTTCCATTTTAGGTACGATTTGAGATGCAAAGTTTAATTTAACAGCCTGCTCATCAGTAAGGTATGTTTCAACTTGCATTAATCCTGAAAGTATTTCCTTGCTCAATCCCGTAGCTTTACTATACATAGCTTCCATCTCACTTTCAGTCTTTTTGATGTCCTCACTCATACGCTTTAAAGCA